AAATAACATGGCATGTAGTAAATATGTTTTAACAAACACAGGTTCAACTTCAGTAAACTTTAACTATAGAAGATGTGAAGACTCTTTATGGGAATATCAAGTCGAATTGAATCCTAACCAAACTAAGAATATTTGGTTAATTGATGACACATATTCAATTGCTTTATCTTTTAAAAAATCAGTATCTTTGGTTAATCAAGGTGTTTTTCCGGTGGTTAGCTCAAGTCAAACTCCAACTAACACACCTACACCAACGTCAACTGTTGGTACAACATCAACTGTTGGTACAACACCAACACCAACACCAACATCAACTGTTGGTACAACATCAACTGTTGGTACAACACCAACACCAACACCTACAACTACGACAACAAAAACACCAACGACTACTCCAACTCCAACAAAAACACCAACGACTACTCCAACTCCAACTAAAACTCCAACAAATACTCCAACAAATACTCCAACTAATACTGTCACACCATCGGTAACTCCAACTAATACTGTCACACCATCGGTAACTCCAACTAATACTCCAACTAATACTGTCACACCATCGGTAACTCCAACTAATACTGTCACACCATCGGTAACTCCAACTAATACTGTCACACCATCGGTAACTCCAACTAATACAGGAACACCGGCAAATACTCCAACAAATACTCCAACTAATACTAACACACCGTCAGTAACTCCAACAAATACTAACACATCCACTCCTACAAAAACACCAACTAATACTCCGACAAACACTAACACACCATCAGTAACACCAACTAATACTATTACACCATCAGTAACACCAACTAATACAAGTACACCAACTCAAACACCTACAATGACTAAGACACCAACACCAACACCTACAGGACTATCGCCTACAGGTAGTGTATGTGTTAGTGGTGCTGGAAGTGCTGATTCAAATGGTACGTATACATATAATGGAACTAACACAATAAACGGAGTTACTAGACCACAATACATAAATGGTAGTTATAGTATGTTAGTTCAATCCGTTACAGGAACAACTGTATGGTCTATGTATAACGCTAGTGATGAGGGTACTCATTATTATGGTAACACTACACCTGCGCCACAATATCCTTATCTGGAAACTTCGTGGAGGTTAGCGGCATTAGGAGTTTTACCGGTACCAACAGTTAACTCGCTTGCTTGTCCCTAATGGATATTAATAATAATTTATTCAAAATATATTTTAAAAACCCTCGACTTATCCCGAGGGTTTTTTATTTTTAAATAAAAAAGTATTAGTATGAAGATATTTGTTCAAATCGCGTCGTATAGAGACCCACAATTAGAACCAACAATTAAAGATATGTTGGCAAATGCTAAAAAACCTAAAAACATCACCTTTGGGATTGCAAGACAATTTAGTGAAGAAGATGGGTTTGATAAATTAGAAGATTATAGAAAAGACAAAAGATTTAGAATACTTGATATTCCTCATGAGGAATCGAAAGGAGTTTGTTGGGCCAGAAATTTAACTCAACAATTATATGATGATGAGACCTACACACTTCAAATTGATTCTCACATGAGATTCGTAAAAGATTGGGACGATATTTTAATCAAAATGATTAAAGGGTTACAAAAGGATGGATACAAGAAACCTCTACTTACGGGTTATGTCCCATCCTTTGACCCTGAAAATGACCCTGCAGGACGAGTAAATGAGGCGTGGAGAATGGTGTTTGATAGATTTATCCCTGAAGGAGCGGTATTCTTTTTACCTGAGACAATTCCGGGATGGAAAGATTTGAAAAAACCTGTTACTGCAAGATTTTATTCGGCTCACTTTTGTTTTACATTAGGAGCATTTTCAACTGAAGTTCAACATAACCCCGAATATTATTTCCATGGTGAGGAAATTTCAATCGCAGCAAGAGCATACACTTGGGGTTATGATTTGTTTCATCCACAGATTCCGGTAGTTTATCACGAATACACAAGAAAAGGTAGAACAAAACAATGGGACGATGACAAAGAGTGGGGTGATAAAAATAAACACTCTCACCATACAAATCGTAAATTATTTGGCATGGACGGAGAAGTTCAAGAAGGACATGATGGACCATATGGTTTTGGGTCAGTTAGAACCCTGACAGATTATGAAAAATATTCAGGACTTTTATTCGAAAAAAGAGCGATTGATAAACATACTTTAGAAAAAAACTACCCTCCAAATCCTTATAACTTTAAAACGGAAGAAGAATGGAAAAATAGTTTCTGTATGATGTTTAAACATTGTGTTGATGTTGGATATTCTAGTGTACCTGAAACAGATTATGATTTTTGGGTAGTGGCGTTTCATAACGATAAAGACGAAACTCTTTTTAGAAAAGATGCAGATAAAAACGAAATCTCTAACATGATGAGAGACCCGGACGGATATTGTAAAATTTGGAGAGAGTTTCAAACAGACACTCTACCTGATTATTGGGTTGTATGGCCTTATTCTGAATCAAAAGGATGGTGTGATAGAATTACAGGAAGAATAACCCACAATCACGTTAGTTAAAAATAATATAATATGAGTTATGCAATTGCAACATTTTGTTATGGTGAAAGATATTATGACCAAACAAATAGAATGATAGAGTCATTCAAAAAAACACCAAATAGACCAAAAATTTTTATTGTTACAGATAAACCGGAATCCATTATTAAAGAGGATTTTGTCTTTGTATCCGACATTAAAAACTATGATGAAAAATATTCAACATATAATACCAATTATTATGATTTTGATTTTTCAGTTAAAAGATTTTCCGTAAGATTTGCATTAGATAACGGATTTACTAAAATAATATTGACTGATACTGATGTTATTCCAAATGAGGGGTTATACAGTGATAAAACTATTTTAGAAACGTTTATTCCAAATAGTGTCTCAGGTCAAGTAACATATCTTTTTGAAAAAGAAATAGAGACTAATAGTATGTTAGGTAGAAGACTTAGACATTATGAAACATCATTTGGAGTTGATTATAATAAAAAAGATATGTGGATGCCCGAAGATTGTATTCAATTTTTAGATATAGAAAAAGAAAAATTTTATTCTTTTTTATCTACATGGGATAAATGTATTGAAATTAAATATTCGGATGACCTACACAATATTCCTGCGGGTAATATTGATGAGATGTGTTTTTCTGCACTTCACAATGGAATTGAGTTACATAATAACTCTGATAAACATATAAACTTACTAATTCCTAAACACGATAAATGGTATTAAAAATAGTAACATCAGTATATGAGTTAAACTATGAGGACTCAAGAGGGGGTATGGTGTATAAATCGTATCCATTATTAACACAAACATTAAGAAACATCATTTTTGAAGGTTTCGAATATGTTATTTACACAAATAAATACACTTATGACAAGTATCATTTAGGTGAAGAATTTAATAAACCTAACATAACTATAAAATTTAGAGAATTAGATTCTGAATATTATCTTAATAATGTAAACCCAATTAGAGTATCCAATTATTCTGACGGGGAAATTCACGATAGAATTTATTGTGTAAAAAATTATATTGAAGTTATTTTTAATAAGTTACAATTTTTACTTGACGAATGTGAAGATGATAAAAATGTTGTGTGGATTGATTCCGGTTTATTCGGAACTAGCTGTCACGATAGATGGAGAGACTATATCAATGTTTTTGCACATTCAGAATTATTTTTAAATAAAATAAACGAAAAAATATTAGATAATGGTTTTATCTGTTTAAGAGGTGAGTCAATTCAAGTTAATTATGAGCTTAAAGATGTTTTGGTTGGTATGTTTAATACTGATTTTAAATTAGTTCCCGGTGGATTATTTGGTGGAAACAGTGAGTCAATTAAAAAAGTTTTATCAAATTATCTATCAATTTTTGAAAAATATTATACTGAAACAAATAAATTAATTAGTGAACAAGAAGTTTTATCAATTTTAACACATACCAATGATGTTAAATTTTTTAATTTTGGAGATTGGTTGGATTTACAAAAGGGTATATTAGGCCTTATGGATTTGTTAGATACTGATAAATACAAAATAGATGAAAAATATGATGTCTAATTATTCTTTTAATATTATTTGTACAACAATAGGTCGAAAATCATTACCAAGGTTAATAGATAGTTTTAAAAATCAATTAACCCCGAATGATTATTTTACAATAATTTCAGATACCAATCATGAAATTGTCGGAGACATCTTATCTAATTACACTTTTAATTTTAAAGTAAATCACATAATAAATGACGGTGAAAAATTAGGGAAATATGGACATCCTTTATTAAATAAATACATCAATGATGTTGAAGGTGATTTTATTATGTTTGCAGATGATGACGATTATTATGTTGATGACGCATTTAGTAATATTAGAAAATTTGTGGTAGAAAAAAAATTATACATTTTTAAACATAAATGGGGAGAGACGATTAATTGGACCATAAAAGAAGTAATACTTGGTAATATTGGTAAATGTATGGGAGTAATTCCTAATACAAAAGAATTACCAAAATTTACTGAAGATATTTTTGGGGATGGTTTATTTTATGAGGAACTGTCTAAAATGATGGATTATGAATTTGTGGATAAAATAATATATAAAGTAAGAGATACTATATGAGTAATATAACATTAGTAACAGGAATTTGGGATATTGGTAGAGGAGACTTATCCGAAGGATGGTCAAGGTCATACCAACACTATTTAGATAAATTTGAACAACTTTTAGATGTTCAAGAGAATATGATAATTTTTGGAGACGAGAGTCTTAAAGAATTTGTTTTTAGAAAAAGAAATGAATCAAATACTCAATTTATTGTTAGACCAATGAATTGGTTTACATCTTCTGAGTTTTTTCCATTAATTCAAAACATTAGAAACAACCCTAACTGGTATACCCAAACCGGTTGGTTAGAACAATCAACACAAGCAAAATTAGAAAACTACAATCCTCTTGTAATGTCAAAAGTTTTTTTATTACACGATGCTAAAATATTTGATAAATTTGATTCCGAATATATGTTTTGGATAGATGGTGGTTTAACAAATACAGTCCACCCGGGATATTTTACTCATGACAAAGTTTTAGATAAGTTATCAAAATATATCTCCAAATTTTCTTTTATTAGTTTCCCTTATGGTGCCGAAACAGAAATACATGGTTTTGAATATAATAAGTTAAACTCAATTGCTGGTGATAAAGTAACTAAAGTTTCTCGAGGTGGATTCTTTGGTGGTCCCAAAAGTTCAATAAGTGATATTAACGGAATTTACTATGGGTTATTAAAATCTACATTACAAGAAGGTTACATGGGAACTGAAGAATCAATCTTTAGTATAATGTCATATAAACACTCTGATTTAATTAATTACTTTGAAATTGAGTCAAGTGGACTGGTTGGAAAGTTCTTTGAAGATTTAAAAGATGATAAGTTAATACCAAAGAATGAATCCAAAATTAGTGTTGAAAATACTTTAGACACGAGTAAAGTGGGTCTTTATGTTTTAACATTTAATAGTCCTAATCAATTTAAAACTTTAATTAAATCGTTTGAAACATATGATAATGATTATTTGTTAAAAACAAAAAAATATTTGTTAGATAATTCAACTGATTTATCAACAACTGAAGAGTATTTGAAACTATGTGAAGAACATAATTTTGAACACATTAAAAAAGAAAATCTTGGAATTTGTGGTGGAAGACAATGGATTGCGGAACATTTTAATGAAACTGATTTAGATTATTATTTGTTTTTTGAAGACGATATGTTCTTTTTTCCTAATGAAGGTACAGTATGTAGAAACGGATTTAATCGATATGTTCCGAATTTATATACTAAATCTTTAGAAATAATTAAAAAAGAAAATTTTGATTTTTTAAAGTTAAATTATTCAGAATTTTATGGTGATAATGGAACACAATGGTCATGGTATAATGTACCACAATCAGTGAGAGAAGAATTTTGGCCGGATAAACCATCATTACCTCATTTGGGTTTAGACCCAAATGCTCCAAAAACTAAATTTACGTCAGTTTTATCTCATAAAGGATTACCATATGGTTCAGGAGAGGTTTATTATTGTAATTGGCCTCAAATTGTTAGTCGACATGGTAATAAAAAAATGTTTTTAGATACTACTTGGGGACACCCATTTGAGCAAACTTGGATGAGTCATATGTATCAATTAGTTAAAAAAGGTGAATTATTTTCAGGGTTATTATTATTAACTCCAACGGAGCATGATAGGTTTGAACATTATAGCGGAGATTTGCGTAAAGAGAGCTAAGATAAAATCTTAGCTCCTTTTTTCAAATTATCTTCAGCCCACAGTGGCTGAAGATTTGTGTAATGACAAAGTTTATAAAGTTCCTCTTCTGTTTTTGCTGATGATAATGGAATGATATGGTCAATATGAATATGTAGTCCCATTAATTCCCAAGACATTCCATCTGTAAATTGTTTTTCTAAATGTTCTTTTAAAAATTCCGGAGAACAACCAATAATATTAAATGTTTTGTTTGTCTTAGTTAGATTTTTTAATTTAAGAAATGTTCTAATTCTTTTACGAATGTTATTTGATACTCTAAATAATGGATTAGAATTATTTTTTATTCGGTAATTTTTACCATATGAAATAAATTTAACACTATTTTTTTTACGATACTCTTTATGGTATGTCAATATATCTTCCTTATTCTTTTCATAGTATGTTTTTTTACCAATAGAAATAAGATTTTTATTGGACTCTCTATATTCTTTTCGTTGTTTATTGACTTTTTCACGATTTAATTCCCTCCATTCTTTTATTTTTCCAATATTATCTTCATAATATTTTTTACGATGTGATGTTGTTTTTTCTCTATATTTTTTAGAATAAAGTTTTTGACAACTCTTACATTCACTTCTAAATCCTGTTATTTTATTCTTATCTTTATTGAATTCACAAACCTCTTTCTCTTCTTTACATTTACTACATATCTTTGTTCTCATAATACTCTTTTAATAATTTATTTAGTAATGTCGATTTTTTTACTTTTTCTTTAACCATTCGGTCAAATAAATCCCGGTCTAAACTTATTCCAAATTTAACCTTTCTTTCTTCTTCTAATTTTGTTGGTCTTGCCATATTATATAAATATATAGTTTATAGTTAAAGTTTCACTAAAACTAATAATAATTAAATATTTTTCTTAAATCAAGTATTTATATATAAAAACAAATTAATGCAGTTCTATATCAAACAAAACGCAACATTACCTATATTAAAAATGCAAGTTGTGAAAGATGGCCGTTCAGGATATCAACAACTTATGCAAGATTTAGAAGTGTCAACAATATTTTTTACAATGATTGATGTGGAGACGGGTATACCTAAGATTGTATCCGCACCTTGTGAAATCGTAAATTTAATTTTACCTGACGGAGCAGCTCCGGAATACTACATTTACTTTAAATTTACCTCAAGAGATACTAATACTCCGGGAAGGTATGAGGGACAGTTTTTAATTAAAAATGATGAGGGTAATCTAATACTTCCAATTAGAGAAGAACTCTATATTAATGTCCAACCAAGTTTTATTTCTGAAACTGCTTGTTGCTAATTTGATTCTTAAATTTAATTAACTATATTTATCTACGATGAGTAAGGTGAACTTCACAACTAAGTGATTGCTAATATACCACTCCAAGATAATATATGATAGACAGTAAAGAAATTGAGTCATTCCTCCACGGAAATGACCCGGAAGAATTTATAGTTGCCATCGAGTATGACTACCGAGACAACTGTATTTACAAAGTACGTGAAGTTCCTGGTAAAGGGAAAGAAATCCGTAAAGACACTTTTATACCATTTGGTTGGGTAGGTGATTTAAAAAAACTAAAATTTTATAACGATTCAAGAGCCGCTCAGAAAGAGGCTATGACCAAGTATGGGATTTTGATTGAGAAATTGAATACTCATGGAAATGAACGACTTGAAAAAGGATTGACTTACTTGGTTAAATCCATGAAAGGTTATAGAGAACTCATCCAATTCTTTAGAGATGGTGGATGTGACCCATGGGGTGATAAAGCTAAAGATAAAATAACTCTTTTATCTCCGGTAGAACAATACCTCGTATCCAAAGAAAAAAGATTATTCAAAGGGTTTGAAAACTATAACGAAGTTACTCGAATGGTTTATGACTTGGAGACGACCGCACTTGAACCTAAGGACGGTCGTATCTTCATGATTGGAATCAAAACCAATAAAGGATTCCATAGAGTAATCGAATGTACTGATGAGAACGAAGAAAAAGGTGCAATCATCGAATTCTTTAAAGTAATCAACGAAATCAAACCATCAATTATTGGTGGATATAACTCGGCAAACTTTGACTGGCATTGGATATTTGAGAGGAGTAAGATATTGGGAATTGATTTAAAGAAAGTATGTAAATCATTGAACCCCAATCATTCTTACACTCGTAAAGACGGTATGTTAAAATTGGCGAATGAAGTTGAGACTTATACTCAAACTTCTATTTGGGGTTATAATGTAATTGATATTATTCATGCAGTTCGTAGAGCTCAAGCAATCAACTCAAGTATTAAGGCGGCGGGTTTGAAATATATCACCAAATATATTAATGCTGAATCTCCAAGTCGTGTTTATATTGACCACTTAGACATCGGCCCATTTTATGCGAACAAAGAAGATTTTTGGTTAAATACGACCAATGGTAATTATAAAAAAGTTGGTGTTGACTCCAAGATTGATGAAATCTGTGGAAGACGAACTGACACTTATGAAAAAACTAGTGGGGACAAATTAGTTGAGATGTACCTTGACGATGACTTAGATGAAACCCTTAAAGTTGACCAAGAGTTCAACCAAGGTTCATTCTTGTTAGCGGCAATGATTCCAACAACATATGAAAGGGTTTCAACCATGGGTACTGCAAGTCTGTGGAGAATGTTACTTTTAGCGTGGTCATATAAATATAATTTAGCCATTCCAGTTAAAGAACCTAAGACTGACTTCGTAGGGGGTCTTTCAAGACTCTTAAAAGTCGGTTATAGTAAGAATGTACTAAAACTTGACTTTAGTTCCCTATATCCCTCAATTCAATTGGTACACGATGTATTTCCTGATTGTGATGTTACGGGAGCAATGAAAGGTATGTTAACCTATTTCCGTAATACTCGTATCAAATATAAACAATTGGCTGAGGAGTTTTATGAAACAGACAAAGCAAAATCTGAGTCATATGGTAATAAGCAGTTACCAATTAAGATTTTCATTAATTCGTTATTTGGTGCTTTATCAGCTCCACAAGTATACGCTTGGGGAGATATGAATAAGGGTGAAAAAATCACCTGTACCGGTAGACAATATTTAAGACAGATGTTAAAGTTTTTTACCAAAAAAGGTTATACTTCTTTGGTTTGCGATACTGATGGTATGAACTTTACAATCCCCGATGGAGTTGAAACTCGTAGATATGTTGGTAAAGGGTTGAATTGGAAAGTAAAAAAAGATAAAGTTTATGAGGGTTATTACGCCGATGTTGCTGAATATAACGATATTTTCCAAAAAGGTGAAATGGCCTTAGACTGTGACGGAACTTGGGTGAGTTGTATTAATCTCGCTCGAAAAAATTATGCCGTAATGGAAACTAATGGTAAAATTAAATTAACCGGTAATTCAATTAAATCTAAAAAACTACCTTTATATATTGAGGAGTTTTTAGATAAAGGAGTGAAATTATTATTAGAGGGTAATGGTCAGGGGTTTGTCGAATATTACTATGAATACCTACAAAAGATTTACGATAAAGAAATTTCATTAAGTAAGATTGCTCAAAGAGCTAGAGTTAAATTATCATTAGATGATTACAAAAAACGATTAACTACGAAAACAAAATCCGGAAATAGTATGAGTAGAATGAGTCATATGGAACTAGCGATTCAAAATAACTTAAAAGTTAATTTAGGTGATGTTATTATGTATGTTAACAACGGACTAAGGGCATCTCATGGAGATGTGCAAAAAAAGGGCGAAGGAGTTCAATTAAATTGTTACATGCTAGATAAGGATATTTTAACAGATAATCCTGAATTAAAAGGTGATTATAATGTTGCAAGGGCGGTTGTTACTTTCAATAAAAAACTATTACCACTGATGGTTGTATTTCAAGATGAGGTTAGAAATAGTTTATTAGTTAATGAACCTGAAAAAAGAGGGATATTTACCAAGTCTCAATGTGAATTAATTAGTGGGTATCCATTAAAAGATGGTGACCAAGATACTGTAGAAGAGTTATTAGAAATTACAGATTTAGAATTAAAATTTTGGGATAGAGTTGGTGTTAGTCCTGATTACATTTATGATTTGGCGGAAGAAGGATGGGAAGAATATATAAATTAATAATAAAAAAAAAAAGGTGTCATATTCGACACCTTTTTTTTTTATGATTGTTTAAGTCCATCACTTGAAAGAACATACCAATTACCACCAACAAATCTAAATTCAATACACGAATATTTGTCCGCAATTACTTCATCATAATCTTCATCAATTTTACCGATGTCCGGTTTAATTGTAACTTTAGTCATTGATTTAATCACAATATGGTCAGTCGTTATTGAGTTTAAAGTAATTATTGATTCGGAAACCCCCCTTACTATGATACAACTTTCACCATTAGTTCTATAGTCTAATTCTGATATTACAGAAATTTCTGAGGTATCAATCACTATTCCATTTATAATTTTTCTTGAGGGGATTGATTTTATTATTGCCATATTATATTACGTAAATTTGTCGAGGCATTGCTCTAAATTTCATTTGTTTGTTCAAATTCTCAGCGATTAACGCTTCTCTTTCCATTACTTTTTCAGGTCTTAATCTTGTTAACCATCCCTCTGCTCCGGTTAATTCTTCAAGTAATTTAGATTTTTCGTCTTTTGCCTCAGTTGATAGTGATTGATAATCCATGGTTAATTCACTATCGGGTGTTTTAAGATTACCACTATATTTCCCCCTAACTCTTGCTAACGTTTCTTTACAATATGCGGTGAACCATCGTCTAACCCATTGTTGACCTGGTATGTTTAATTCTCCCCAAGTTAAATTATCCATTGGAACATCTGAAGGTAATTTAATTACATCAGGATTATTTTTTAAACAATCCGCTCTATTATCTGGTGACACATCGTAATACCAATACCATACGGCTTTACCCACATAATTAGTGAAACTACCCCAATTAAATCTTCCACCCGGTGTATTGTATAAATGAATCATTTTTTTACCATCGGGTAAACCTGTAATTCTATATGTTAATGAACCACCTAAAATCCTATTAAGGATATTTGATTCTTGTGCTCTAATTAAGTAGTCAAATCCTGACATCATAAAGTAAGACCCTTGATTACCCATTTGGGCGAATCCTGCTTCATTGGCCCCAAGACCAACACCACCAAAAGGGCCTCCAAAACCACCCATAGCACCAAGGTTATATGGTCTATCACTGAACCATAATAATTCATTTACCTCACGACCTGCGGGTATTTCATATGTTTGAGTATTGGCACTTAAAACAAAATAATCTTTTTTCAACACCCAAGGACCATCGGTTTGTAATCCAACAATTTTTGAGTATGAAAAACTAAATTGTTGTTCGAAGTCCATTGTTCTAGTAATCAATGCCTTTGCAACTGATTTCTCATTCATGTTTAGATTAACTAAATTAACCCATTGACTATCTATTAACCACTGAAGAACGTATTCTTCGTAGTCTCCAATAGATAATTCCATTAACGAGTCCATCATTTCATCTTCAAGTTCAACACTTCTAAGAGGTGCCCCTAACTGATGTTTGACTCTCGTATATATTTTACTTCTTTCTGGTTCCGGTATAACTGACATAATTATAAATATCAAGAAAGACTATAAATTAAATTTTGTTCCGGAAAAACAAAATTACCTTCATCAATTAAGGTATTTTTATTTTCAAATATTAAAATTTCTTTATTATTTTTTGCAAATATCAACCAATTAGTATTATATCGTTTAACATTTCCGGACCCCATTATTGTAGTAGTACCATTTTCGGTTTTAAAATGAGTAAATGGTTTGATTTGAGAGGTTTTTAAAACACCATCGACAGTTATTTTACAATCAACACCACCAATCATATCTTCACTACTTCCAAGTTTACCAATTGGTATAATATTATTACCCCCGAATCGTTTTTTAAGTATTTCAATTGTGGTGTCTTCTCGTTTTTGACCCCAACTGTGAGTTTGATTAAGAACCATCATTAAAGATTGAAATGTGGGTGAAGTAGTATTAAATATCCTATGTTTGTATTCATCAATAATTTTAACAAATCTTGTAACTTGTTTTAATTGTTCATCAATACTTGGATTTTGGAATGAAATTAATTCTTGATTTTTAGATGAGAGTACTTTATTAACATCTCTTAATAAAACACTGAAACAACTATAATTTGTGTTTAGTTTATTGATAACAGAACGTCCTTTTTGTTCTAAATCATATACTCCGGACATTTCACCGTTTTCATAACCATCTTTGTTATAGTGATAATTAGGAAAAACACCTTTTAAAATAGTATTAATTGAATTCTTAAATACGTTTTTAACCTGTGGGTTGGTATTAAAAATTTGTCTAATTTCTTCCACTTTGGATGGAGAACATTTTTCGGCTTTTTCAGTCAGTAAAATTAAATATGGACTTGTTTCAACAGTTTTCATATAGGCTTGTTTTATAATTAGGGGACAAATATATACAAATAAAAACAATTACCAAAATTATTTAGTTATTTTTTTAAATTATTAATTTTTGTTTCAATTTTCATTTCATATAATTTGGAAACAAAATCCCAATTTACCACTTTCCAAAAGTTTGTGATATATTCGTCTCGTTTATTTCGATACTTAAGGTAGTAAGCGTGTTCCCATAAATCTAAACCTAATAGTGGGAACCCTCCATCTTCAATAACATTCATTAATGGGTTGTCTTGATTTGGAGTTGACATAATTTTTAAGGTATTTCTTGAGGTTAAAACCAACCATACCCATCCGGAACCAAATCTATCTTTGGCAATAGTTTCAAATTCCTTTTTAAAATCAGAAAAATTACCGTATTGTTTGTTAATTTTTATTAACAAATCACCTTTAAGTTTTGTGGGAGTTGGTGACAACATATTCCAAAACATTGCATGATTAAATGCCCCTCCTGCGTTGTTCCTTATTGTTTTGTCAAATCGACCAATTGTTTTAATTATTTGTTCTAATTCTAAATCCCCGTATTTTTTTTTTGACAACGCATCATTTAATTTTTTGACATAAGACTTGTAATGTTTGTTGTAATGAAATTCCATTGTCTCGGGGTCAATAAATTGTTTCAAGGCAGAATAAGAGTAAGGAAGTTTCTCAATTCCTATTTTTTTCATTTCTGTAATTAACATATTTTTTTCTTTAATTACGTGACCCTCAAGAATTTTTGTTTCTAACTGTTGAATTTTTTGTTCTATTTTTTTCATATATTTGGATTAACCATTACATATAAATAATCAAAAATTAATTTAACGACGCATTTCATTGATTCTCTTTAAAATTTCTTCAGCGGCGTCGGCAGTATTTTGATTATCACCCATAACGGTTGCAATCACTTGTTTTTTATTATGAAGTATGTCGTAAATAATTCCCTCAATTGTGTTTTCAAATATCGGGTAATAAACTAGTACATTATTTTTCTGCCCATATCTGTATGCCCGGTCTTCCGCCTGTGCATGGTCAGACGGTAAGAATGATAAGTCATTAAAGATTACCGCTTCTGCAGATGTCAATGTAATACCAACTCCGGATGCTTTAATATTTCCAACAAATACCTTTATCTTATCGTTTTCTTGAAATTGGTCAACACTAAATTGTCTTCCAACTTTAGACATTGAACCGTCAAGTTTAACCGCAGACTTCCCAAAATGTTCTGTAATTTTATTTAATGAATCTGTAAAGTTACAAAAAATTATAACTTTTTTATCTTGTTCGATAATATTTTCAGCAATTTCTATTGTTTGACTTATTTTTTCATCTGCAATGATTTGACGAATTTTAGTTAATTTTGTAAATTGAACTGTTAAAGATTTTGATTCTTCCGGATTCTTCTCGTACCAATTATAATAATCCCCCATCACTTCCTCATAAAGTTTAGACTTTAATCTTAGATAAACTGGTGTAATAATTTTGTCGGGTAAATCTAAAACATTTTCTTTTAATCTTCTTAAAGTTAATCCTGCAGTTCTATCTCGTAATTCTTCAAGATTAGATGCTCCTTGAACATTCCAAATTTTTCTCGGACCAACTTTGAATTGAAAACCCGCACAGTAACGAACCGCATATGCTAACCAATTTTTACTCACAGGTGAATCAATTAAACTCAGTAAATTAAAATAGTCCATTGGACGGGAAGTCATTGGAGTACCCGATAATAACCACAATCTATTTATGTTTTTAACAACATCATTAATTAGCTTTGTTCTTTGAGCTTGAGGATTTTTAATGTAATGACAATTACTAACTAATATTGAATTCGCGAAATAATTATGATTATCTTTAATTTCTAAATCATAGACTCTTGTATTTTTTGAAGACACATTTGAGGATTTGTCGTAACTTCCTCGTTCCAAAATCTCAATACTTTCCACCCTAACGAATTTAATACTTCTGTTTTTCTTTTGTCTAAGAATTTCCATTTTTTTGTTTTGTGAGACTTTCCATCTATTTCTATTACAATTTTTTGATGAGTATTTCCAATATCTACTTTGTAACATGGGGGTAAACTTTTGAATGACAGTTTGACATTTTCTGTTAAAATTGGTAATTCCATTACCCACCCCTCTCCTAATAAATGATGTAGAGTTTCTTGTTGAATAGTTATTTTTCCATTCCCTCCCCTTGATAGAAAGGTTCGACCAATTAATTTTTCTCTCATTTTTTCCAAAGTTTCCGGATTGAACATTGGATTTTTTATTTTCATCCTTTCTGAAGATAATTGGGACATATGTGGATTTTTCATGTGAGTTTTTTTCATATGTTCTGACCAACCCCCATTTTTTTCTATTGTTTTTCTTCTTTTTTCCCTCACTTCTGAATCGTTTGACTTTACAATGTTTGAACAAATTACCGAACAATATGTTTTTAACATCATTTTCTTCTCTGTTGTAAATTCCATTAAATTCCCACATTTCAAACAGGTCTTTTGAAATTTTATTTCTTTTGGTTTCTGAGGTGAAATTTTGTTTTTTATTATTGACGCACAACTTTTTGAACAACTCTTTGACTTTTTCCAAATTTGTTTCTTTGTTAGTGGTTTCTGACAACATATACAAGTCATCGGTTGTTGTGAGGTCTTTTGCTCTGACATATCCTTTATTATTTGTATAGAATTTATGATTATCTGTACATTCTATAAATAGTCCGTTGTTGAGTTTTATTTTGTATATAATGTTTTTATTTTTTCTAATCCATCTACATATTTCTTTATACTCTAATTTTTTTTCTTTGTGATTAAATGTTAATATTTTAACATCCAACCCATTTTCCACAACATCACCAATATTCATTTTACCTCTTTCAGTCATAATTTTTGTATCATAAGTAAAACATTCGTCAACAATTACTAAATCAAAATTTGATTTTAATATTTGAGACTCATCTTTTTTCTTAAGGTCATGAAAATTCTTCATAATATCGTAATTAACGATAACAAAATCATGTTCCGTACTAAATTGTTTACCTTCTGAAATAAAAATTGGTCGGTCAGAATAATTTTCAATCTCTCTTTTCCAATTGATTTTAAGAGTTGCCGGACAAATAATTAAAATTTTCTTTGCTCCGGTCTCTAACGCAGCCATAATTGTTGAAGTAGTTTTTCCTAATCCCATATCATCGGCAAGGATAAACTTTTTATTCTCAACTAATTTTTGGACAGCTTCTTTTTGATGTTCAAGAGGGGGACGATTAGAGTATTTTGAATAATCAATTACAACATCCTTAACTGTATTATCTTTAATGATTGCGGCTTTTGGTAACCAAAAGTGGTGAAGTTCCTCATTCTCAAACACTTTACCCCAAATATGATAAGCCTTCTCTTTATCACATAATAATTTCTCCACCCAAACCTTTTGTGGTATTTCAGTATACAATTTATCATCCGCAAGTTTTTGTGCAAAGTAAGTGTCAAGAATAACCCATTTCTTAGCAACCTTAGGTTGTTTATCGTGATTATTGATAATGTATTCTGATTGACTTCTTGTTGGATAAAATTTCCGATTTAATTGAGATTTACGTTTCAATTCAATTAAATAATTATTTCCACCTTCGTAATCTTCTAATAAAGATAATGCTTTTGATTCTAAACTAACATTCATTAAATAATTTCCGTATGTGTTCTCCCGTCATTCCAATATGAATCATCTCCATAAAATACAAAAATTTCTTCGTCGGGGTTTATTTTTTTTAAAGAAACAAATTCAAATGTTCTATTTTCATAATTTGTTCTCCAATATGCGTTAGGTTCTGATGAGTGATTGTAAATCATTGCACACCCTGTAGGGGCAACTTTTTTTTCCCAATCAATAACATTTGATGGGTAGTTAAATCGATAATCAATTAAAATATGTGTGGATTCTCCTTTTGGTATATGCATATCAATAACTGCACATTCCTCAAGTATTTCCCCTTCCATTATAGTTTGTAGAGCGAAAACACCCAATCCGTGAATTGGACTTTCACTCACATATATTTTGGATGGTGGTAATATCTTCATAGTTTTTTTGTAAATATAACAATATTGTGGGTATTTATCAAGATATGAAAATGAGTAAAGAAAAAACAGTTCAATCCGTTAATAAATTAGTAAATGCTTTAAAGCCGGATGGTGTTGTTTATATTGAATCAGAAATAGACCCCGTAGATATTCATGGGGAGGAATATTATATTCATATCACTTATGTAGTTCCAAATAATAGTAAATTTTTAAATAGAAATAATATAAGAAACACAGATTATTATAGAGATGTTTGGAACCGAGATTTAACACAATATCTAAAGAATTATTTAAATCTTAATGTGATATTAAGTAGTTCAAGTATTAATTCGGAGTCATACTATAATAGATTAAAAAATAATTAATATGCAAAAATTAGTTCCAATAACAAGATTAGGTAAGTTCTTCGGAGCCGAAGATTATTCTCTCGACATAGGTATGGGAGAAGAATGGTTATTGGGGGATATGAACTTTACTGTAATTCTTTATAGAGTTGATAGATACAAAACTAAAACGGATGATGTTTATGGTGAGGTGACCGAAGACGGAATCCAATTCATGGCACCTGTTGAATTACAAGGTTTGGTTCAAGTTTCGGGACCAACCAATAAATTATTGGGGAATTCAAAGGTGAGACAATTGGAACCGGGTAATATGAAATTTTCTGTTTATCAAAAAACTCTCGATGATTTGAATGTTCAAGTTTCTTTGGGTGATTATTTTGGGTATTATGAAACTGAGGATAAAGTAAGATATTATGTCGTTAGTGATGATGGAGTTGTTGTTTCTGATAATAAACATACATATGCTGGATATCGTCCATTCTATCGCACCATAACCGCAACATTTGTCAGTGAAAACGAATTCAGAGGAATATAATATGAAAAAATGTAATAAATGTCTCATTGAAAAAGAGTTTTGTGAGTTTAATAAAAAATTGGACTCCAAAGATGGGTATTACCCATCTTGTAAAGAATGCCGTAAAAAACATCACAAGTTATATTACTCTCAGAAAAAAAACGAAATATTAAAATATCAAAAAGATTATTACTCAAATAACTCGGAAAAAGTAAAAAATAGAGAAAAAAATAAAAGAAAAAATAATCCGGAGATATTCAAGGAGTATGAATTAAAAAGAAGGTCAATAAGAAAAGAATACTTATCTAAATACTTTATAACAAGAAGACAAAATGACATTTTATTTAAAGTTTCTGGTAATCTTAGAAATAGGATAAATAAATTTATTAAAAATAAATCAAAATCCACCGAATTAATTTTGGGTGTATCATTTGATGAGTTAAATATTTATTTGGAACAAAAATTTAAAAATAATATGTCTTGGGAGAATTATGGTGAATGGCATATTGACCATATCATTCCTTTATCCTCAGCAAAAACTGAAAAAGAGATATATGAATTATGTCACTATACCAACCTACAACCATTATGGGCAGAAGATAATTTAAAGAAAGGGTGTAAAGTATTATGAAATACATAATAACAGAGAGTAGATTAAATTCAATTATTGAAAATTGGTTAAATGAAAACTATAGTGATTTAGAAAGATATCATCGTACTGAGTTTAGAGAAGTTTATTTATCCAAAAATGGAAGGTTTAAATTCATGTATAATCTAAGAACAAAACGATTATATGTTGTTAATGAAGTGTGGAATTTTATTATGAATATGTTTGGATTGAATTATGATGAGACTGCAAATATTCTATTAAATTGGTGTAATAATAAATTTAAGTTTAATGCAAAAAACCCTGTTAAGGTTGATGAAATATGAAATACATAATAACAGAAAGTAAATTATTTAACGCCATCTATCAGTATCTTGATAGTTATTTAGACTCAAATGAAATTGATTGGGTCTATGGTAGAGATGAAGGTGAAGATGGTTATAATGGTGCTGATTTGGAAAATGAAAACTTTTTTATTTTTTACAAAGGGAATTGGGAAGGTGAAGATTTTACAGATATTATTTTTAATTATTTTGATATAGAATATTATAGTGACGCACCTTCAGCTAAACCACATAAAGACAAGGCACCAACATTAGAAGTTATGGGTGAATATGGTGAACATTTAGACAATATGTTTAACGAACATTGGGAAGAACCTATGAAAAAATGGTTTGAAAATAAATTTAATTTGCCAGTTAAATCGGTAACAACATATTACGAATAATGAAAGTATTAGTAAAAGAATCACAATTAAGAAGAATATATGAAATTGTCTTTAATGATGATGAAGAAAATAATTTTATAGGTAAACGAGTTATGGCGTATTATAATTTACATAAACGCACATTCTCAGTTAGATATAATAATAAAATAATTTTACATGCTGATTATGTTAAGTTAGAAAATGTTGAATTTAGAGTTAGACCGGGAGGTAAAGAAAGAGTTCGTTCTGAAAAACAAAAAAATGTTCATGCGTTTGTGATTGGAGATTTAATAGATTTTTGTGAATACCCGTGTGATGATATGCCAATTCCATCATCTGATGTGGTGGCAACTTACAACCCATATAAACACGATTCATTTGTTTATAAAGAAACGGATGACCCAGTTTATAGTGCAGATGAAGTAGAAATGATAAATTTAAAAGATAAAATATTTATAATTAATTAAAGATAAAAATAAAATGAAATTACTGAATTTACTTAATAAAAACATATTGAATGAGGTTTCCGAAAAAGTAAAAAACCAATTATATTCAAAATTTGAAAATGAGACTTCTGATAGTCGTGAAATGGTTATGTCTTATATTAACTTATTTGACCGATATAAAGAAAGTTTAAGTCCGGATAAAAGAGATATTACAAAATATTCATATAATGAATTAAAGTCTCTTTTGGATTCAAAACAATACGCGAAAACAATTTCAGATATTTTTAAACAATTTAAGAAAAAAGAAAAGGGAATTGAAAATAATACATTAACCAAATATATTAAAAAGTTTTTAGAAATTAAATCTGAGATTCAAAAAGAGTATCAAGATATTAATAAATTAACTTATTTACAATTAGTCAAATTAATTGACAAAGGTTATTATCAATTATTAAATAAAAAAATGATTGAAAAATTTTCAACGGAAAACCCTAATTTAACTAAAGAACAAATAATTTTTTATATTAACAATTACAATGAAAATTTTGATTTAATACCATTTGAAACTAAAGGAATTGATAAAATGTCTTTTTCTGAGTTGGAGCACTTATTAGATGGTTTGGAAGGTAAAAAAGAATCAACTGGTAACGATAAACAAGATGTTGAGGATATTGATTTGAAATATAACCAAAACAACTTAAAAATATTTGCACCAAAAACTAAAGACCAATGTATTCGTTTAAAGAATGGTAGAGGTTGGTGCACTAGTCGTGAAGGTAGTGGGAATATGTATTACAATTATAGATTGGGTAGTGAAAGAACTCTTTATTATGTAATTGACGAAGACAAGAGTTTTGACGATTTAAACTTTGCAACCGTAATTCTTGTTGACCCTAATGGGAGAAAATCCATGGCCGATAAATCTAACTCGGGAAAATATGGAGGTAGTACAAATTTACCTTGGGATGAAATTGTTTCAAAAGTACCAAAACTCGAAGGGTTAGAAAGTATTTTTAAATCGGAACCTTTAACAGAGGAGGAGAGAGAATTAATTTCTATTGTTAAAAACGCAAGAGTTGGGAATAATCCAATGGAGTCTTTTGAAAATCCTCAACAAGTAGAAATGTGGTTAGAGTATAATAGTCCTAATTTATCTGATGTTCAGTATTCTAATTTAACACCAAATTTAAAGAAAAAATATATTGCATTAGGGATGAATTTATCTTCGGGAATGATTAATACATCAGAACCTGAAGTATTAAAATATTATATTACGAAAAAAATTGATACAATTAAAGATAGTGATATTAGTAGATTATCAGGGGAGGATATTGCATTATTGAACACTCCAATGTTGAAAAAGGTTAAAGAAGAACTAAAACCTAAATTTGCGTCTTCCGTGACATCAAACAGTGGTGAGAAACTAGTTATTGATAGTTTTACTAATGGGGCTATCGGTAAATTTATTGGGCTTTACGGATTAGAAGATTTATTTAAATCCTTACCTTCAAATTTGAAAGAATTTCAAATTCAAAACAAAGACGCTAATAATAATATCATTATTACTATACCTGAAGACATTGGAAGATTTAAAGAGTTAAATATGATTATGTTAGATAATTGTGTTAATGGTATTCCAGATTCTGTTTGTAGTTTACCAAAACTAAAATTTTTGGCATTAATAAATTGTGAACAATTAACATCAGTCCCTGAATGTATTTCGACCTTACCCTCATTATTATTCCTTAACTTAAAAGGTAGTAATAATGTTAATGTACCTCAAGCGATTAGAGAAAAAGGAACCGACATGGGTGGAGGTATGTGGGACTTACAAGACTAATTAAAAAAAAATATTTAATATGCCCTTACCAAAAAAAGTTATACCAACATTACCTTTAGTACCACGGAAGACATTGTCTGCTCGTAGAGAACAACTATTGGAATACATCAACGAGGATGGAACATATCTTCCTAAATCGGTGTTGCACGCAGATTTGGATAGAGGGATGTTAGATTTTGTTAAAACTGATTTAGAGGTTATTACAGCAGGGAAAACAGTTCCAATGGTTGATATTATAATTACATCACAAAACTGGTCTCAATATGTTGAGACTGCGTTATTTGTGGATTTAGATTATAATCCTTCCCCGCCCTTCATCACAGTGGTTAGAAGTCCCGAAGTTAAATTTGGAACCAACCCGGCGTTGAAATATACAATTCCGGATAGAAAACAATTTTATTACGCCTCGGTTCCGACTTGGAATGGAAATGTTCAAGGTATGGATATTTACACAATACCTCAACCAGTTCCCGTGGATATTAATTACAGTGTAAAAATTATATGTAATCGAATGAGAGAACTTAATCAATTGAATAAAGTGATTATGCAGAAATTCTCATCAAGACAAGCTTATACATTTATCAAAGGTCAATATGTTCCAATTGTTATGAATAATGTTTCCGACGAATCTCAAATGAGTTTAGACTCAAGAAAATATTATGTTCAAAATTATGACTTTACCATGTTAGGTTATTTAATTGACGAAGAAGAATTTGAGGTTAAACCGGCAATTGCGAGAGTAACATTACTTACAGAATTAACCGGTAATGGAAATAATAAAAAAAGAAACAAATACCCTAAAAACCCTAATAAATTTTTAGAAAATTATTTATTTATTATTGGGAATAATACCTTAACTGATGTTGTTTCATATACCGCAAATCTTTCTTTCGGGACTTCGTCTAATGTTGGGTCATACGATGTATATATCAATGGAGATTTTTATGGTTCTAATATTCAAAATATTCAAATAACAACTAACGATATTTTACGAATTGATGTTATTAAAACCAATAATAATTTAGAGTCGTCAATTCAATTCATTAACCTATTGGTTTAATCCTCTCCGTATATATCTTTCTTCTCTTTACAGGTTTCTACAATTAATTTTTCTAAAAACTTATAAATTTTTAATCCTCGTTTTTCACAGTACTTTTTGAGTATCTCATGGACGGCGGGGTCTATTTTAATGTTCTTGATTTTTTTTATCTGTTTCATAGGCAGAAAAAAGGTAGACTTTATTCATACTCTTTACAAATAGATATTCAAAAGTAAAGTTTTTTGATATTCTGTTGAATATTTATTTATAAAATAAATCTACAATAGAATAATTAAATAATGGCAACATCACAAGCAAATCAAAAAGTTTTCGTTTCACCGGGTGTGTACACTTCAGAAACTGACTTATCATTCGTAGCACAAAGTGTGGGTGTTACTACCTTAGGTTTAGTTGGTGAGACTTTAAAAGGTCCTGCTTTCGAACCGGTATTCATAACAAACTACGACGAATTCCAAGCCTTTTTTGGAGGAACGGAACCAACAAAATTTGTTAACACACAAATCCCTAAATATGAAGCGGCATACATTGCTAAATCTTACTTGCAACAATCAAATCAATTGTTTTTCACAAGAATCTTAGGTTTATCAGGATATGATGCAGGACCATCTTGGAGTATTAGAGTTACGGCAAATGTTGACCCAACAACTATTAATCAAAACCCAATTGGTTCCACTTCTTGGTCGGTATCTTTTACAGGTTCAACCGATACAGGAACCGTTAGTTTTACTAGTGGGTCATTTCCATCTGCGGTTCACACAGATTTCTTTAATCAATATCGACTTTCTGATGGAAGTACATCAACATACGATGACGATATAACAAACACTATACTAACATTAGTTGGTGACCCAACATTGTCTGCAACAACTGCCGTTGCTTATGGTTCAATACCTGAAAGTGATTATTATAATTTATTAAACCAATATGGTGCTATTGTAAATTCATATGGTGTTGATTCTCTTGATTTGTCAAATAATGATTTGACTGCTGGTCAAAATGATTCATGGTACTACGCTAATTTTGATAATTATACAGGAAACTCTTACTCAGGTTATTCATTTGACTATATATTTAATTCAATTACTACGGGAGCGACTGGTAGTTTTTCAGGAACTATATCGGGAGATTACTATCGTTTTACCGGAACCGCATATACTGAATATAATAACATGGTTGTTGCAACAATTCGCTCAAGAGGTATCTCGTTATATGTTAATAGTTCAACAAGTGATAATCACGGACCAGTTTACGAAGTAAGTGGATTAACAAATGTTAATTTACTATCTACTGACCAATACGCTGAAATTAATCAAAACCCATACGCATCATTTGGATTATCAGGTGTAACTAAAGATGGTGATAATTTTACTTTTGAAACAAATTTATCCGCATCATCTTCTAAATTTATAACTAAAGTATTAGGTGTTGATAACTTTGGAAAATCAAGAAATGAAGTCCCTTTATTTGTTGAAGAGATTTATCCGGGTTCATTAGCATATGCCTATAACCAAGGATACATTAAAGGTATTAACCCTGTGTTAGTTTCGTTACCCGGTGCTAAAAGTGAGGACCCAACATCAATAGCATATAATTTGGCCCAATATCAATCACCAAGTACTCCTTATCTAGTTTCAGAATTGAGAGGTAATAAAGTTTATAAATTATTTAAATTTGTCTCAATTTCTGATGGAGACGCAGCAAATTTAGAGGTTAAAGTTTCAATTGCTAATTTATCATTTAATAATATGACATTTGATGTATTAGTAAGAAATTTCTTTGATACGGATTCTAACCCTGTTGTCATTGAAAAATTTACTAACTGTAATATGGACCCTAACTCTAACAACTTTGTTGCTAAGAAACTTGGTACAACTAACGGAGAATATGCGTTACTTTCAAAATATGTAATGATTGAAATGGCGGATGAGGCACCAATTGACTCAATTCCTTGTGGATTTGAAGGGTATACTCAAAGAGAATACGATACAGTTTTAAACCCATCACCGGTTCCAAAATTTAAAACAAAATATTTCTTCCCTGGTGAAACAATTGCTAATCCACCGTTTGGAGCTGCAACAGGAGGTCAAAATCTTGTGGAATCTCCGGGAGACATTGTTAGAAGAACTTATTTAGGTTTTTCAACACAATATGGTATTGATGAGTCATTCTTAACTTATAAAGGTAAACAAAATCCACAATCGTGGGTTATTGCACCTCAACCGATTGAAGGGGCTTCTTGGAATTATGTGAGTAAAGGTTTCCACATGGACTCAGGTGCAACTGTGGTTACAATTACCAATACTTCCTTAACTAGTGGTCAAACAGCGTTTGAATGTGGTACGGCTGAATTTAGAACAGACCCTGATACTCAAGAGAATCCATATTACTTCATCTACTCAAGAAAATATACTTTATGTTTTGCTGGAGGATTTGACGGATGGGACATCTATAGAGAGTTTAGAACAAATCAAGATAGATTCCAATTAGGTCAATCAGGATTCTTAGCAGGAGCATCGTCTTCTACAAGATACCCTAATGCAACAGGTAGCGGTTTATTTAAAAGAATTACAGTTGCTAATAACACTCAAGATTTTGCAAATACTGATTACTACGCTTACTTACTTGGTATTCTAACTTTTTCAAATCCTGAAGCAACAAATATAAATGTGTTTGCAACATCAAGTATTGATTATATCAATAACTCTAACTTAGTTGAAGAGGCTATTGACATGATTCAATACCAAAGAGCTGATTCTGTTTATATTGCAACAACTCCTGACTACAACATGTATACTCCGGATTCAACAAATTCTCAAGATATAATTTATTCTCAAGAAGCGGTTGATAATTTAGATAATACAGGAATCGACTCTAACTATACCGCAACTTATTATCCTTGGATTTTAACAAGAGACACTGTAAATAATACACAAATTTATTTACCTGCAACAGGTGAGGTTTGTAGAAATTTAGCATTAACAGATAACATTGCTTTCCCATGGTTTGCATCTGCGGGCTATACTAGAGGTCTTGTAAATTCAATAAAAGCTAGAGTTAAATTAACTCAAGAAGATAGAGACACATTATACCAAGGTAGGATTAACCCTATCGCTACTTTCTCTGATGTAGGTACAGTTATTTGGGGTAATAAAACGTTACAAGTCGCAGACACGGCACTTAATAGATTGAATGTAAGAAGATTATTACTTCAAGCTCGTAAGTTGATTTCTGCGGTGGCGGTGAGATTATTGTTTGAACAAAACGACCAAATTGTTAGACAACAATTCTTAGACAGTGTTAACCCAATTTTAGACTCAATTAGAAGAGACCGAGGTTTATATGATTTCCGTGTAACGGTTTCATCATCACCTGAGGATTTAGATAGAAATACTTTAACAGGTAAAATTTATTTAAAACCAACAAAAGCTTTAGAATTTATAGATATTGAATTCTTTATTACTCCAACAGGAGCATCGTTTGAGAATATTTAATAAAAAAAAATAAGTGGGGATTCGTCTCCACTTTTTAGCCAATTATGAAAAAAATAACATTACAAGAAGGAATTAATGAACAGGGTACTCCTGATATGAAATATTATGCGTTCGATTGGGATGATAATATTGTTCATATGCCAACAAAGATTATGGTTAAAACTGAGGACGGTGACGAAATTGGAATGAGTACTGATGATTTTGCGGAATATAGACATCAATTAGGAAAAGAACCTTTTGAGTACAATGGAGAGACTGTTGTGGGATATGGTGAAGAACCTTTTAAAAATTTCCAAACACCGGGAGATAAAGACTTCCTGATTGATTCAATGAGAGCTAAGATTGGACCAGCGTTTGACGACTTTAGAGAGGCAATTAACGGAGGTTCTATCTTTTCTATTATAACCGCTCGTGGACACAATCCTAATACCTTAAAACAAGCCGTTTACAATTATATTATCGAAGGATTTAAGGGTATTGATAAAAACGAATTAATTAAAAATCTTAAAAAGTATAGAAGTATCTCCGGTGATGATGAAATGAGTGATGATGAATTGATTAAAACTTATTTGGATATGTGTAAGTTCCATCCTGTATCTTATAATGATGTAGAAGGTGCTGCAAATCCGGAAGAAGCTAAAGTTCGTGCTATGGATAAGTTTGTTGATTATATTAAAGAAATATCATCTGATTTGGATAAAAGGGCATTCCTGAAAAAAGATGTGAGTAATAATTTTATACCATCAAAACCGACAATTGGATTTTCTGATGACGACATACGAAATGTTGAGGTTATGAAAAAACATTTTAAAAATAAGCCTGGTAATATTGTTAAAACTTATTCAACAGCTGGAGGAATAAAAAAAGAATATTAACTAGTTATAAAGAACTAGAATTAAATAAATAATTAAAAACTAGTTAAAATAACTAGAATTAAATAAACTAGTCTGGATTATAATGATAATAAATTAAATTCGGAAAGTCAACAGAAATATTTTCCAAAAGGATATATTTATGATAATAAACAAAGAAAAACTAATTTAAAATAATATGGCTGATTTATTGATGAAAATGCCGATTCCTTACGAACCGAAAAGACAGAATCGATTCATATTAAGGTTTCCATCAAGCTTAGGGATTAACGAATGGTTTGTAGAAAGTACTGCAAGACCTAAAATTAAAATTGCTTCAACTGAAATACAATTTTTAAATACATCAACCTATGTTGCGGGTAGATTTAATTGGGAAGAACTACCTGTTAAATTTAGAGACCCAATTGGTCCATCTGCATCTCAAGCTCTTATGGAGTGGGTTCGTTTACACGCCGAATCTGTTACAGGTCGTATGGGTTATGCTGCGGGTTATAAAAAAGATATTGACCTTGAAATGTTAGACCCAACAGGTGTTGTGGTTGAAAAATGGATTTTGTATGGTACATTCTTAACTAGTGTTGATTTTGGTTCATTAGGGTATAGTACTGATGGTCTTGCAGACATTACTGTTTCACTTCGTATGGACCGTTGTGTATTAGTTTATTAATTTTTTAATATTAATAAAAACATATGTGTTGATAAAAAATCAATACTAATTATATTTAACCGTAAAGACATAAACTTTACGGTTATTTTTTTATATGGAAAATCAAACAAACGAATACGGACAACAAAACTTTACGTTACCACACGATGTAGTACCACTACCATCGGGAGGAGTGTTTTACAAAAATAAAAAGAAATCTATCAAGGTAGGTTATCTAACTGCAAATGATGAGAATATTTTAATGGCAGGTGGGAGTGATATGACCACAACACTATTAAGAAATAAAATCTACGAACCGGACCTCAGGGTTGAAGATATGTTAGAGGGAGATGTTGAGTCAATTTTAATATTCTTAAGAAATACTGGTTTTGGTCCTGAAATTAATTTAAATTTAATTGACCCTTCAAATAGAAAACCATTTCAAGCAACAGTTCTTTTAGACGAGTTAAATGTAATTAATGGTCAAACACCTAACGAAGATGGAACTTTTATCACAACCTTACCAAAATCACAGGTAACTATTAAACTAAAACCATTAACTTATGGGGAAGTTTTAGAAATAAGTAAATTGGAAGATTCATACCCTAAAGGGAGAGTAGTACCAAAAGTTACTTGGAGATTACAAAAAGAAATTATAGAGGTAAATGGAAATACTGATAAATCAGAAATATCAAAATTTGTTGAACAAATGCCGATTTTGGATTCAAAATTCATAAGAAAATTTATGAATGATAATGAACCAAGATTAGATTTAAGTAAAGTTGTAAATACCCCATCAGGAGAAAAGATGACAGTTAATGTCGGATTTGGGGTTGACTTTTTTCGTCCTTTCTTCTGATTATAGAAAAGGACAGATAGATGAATTCTACTATTTGAACAAATTAATGAACATAACGTATCAAGATTTTCAATCAATGCCACTATTTGTTAGAAAATATTTATTAGATAAGTGGTTAGAAGATAACACAAAGGACTGAAAACTCAGTCCTTTTGTATTTATATTAAAACACCATTCAAATTATGGCAACAGGAGATACTATTCAAGAATTAAGTTTTACTCAAAAATTAGCTAAAGAGGCAACAGTTACGTTTGAAACATTAACAAATACAATTGTAAACACAACTAAAGTCCAAGTTGAACTTAATAAAACTTTTGGACAAGGACAAGAAAGACTTTCAGAAACATACAAAGCAATTTCAGATGCGGCTCCAAGAGTTGCTCGTTTAGGAGGTTCAATTACGGATGTTCAAACTACAATGCAAGGTATTGCTGAAGCGTCAAGACGTAATGTTATTGCAAACACCGAAGATGTAGAAAAACTTTATGCCGCTACTCAATTGATTGAGGGTAGTGCTGATAGTTTAAGTACTTCATTTTTAGATATTGGTGTTGGGATTGAACAAGTTGGAAAACAATTAGAAGATTCTATTAATTACATCCGTAGTATTGGTGGTAATACTAAAACGGTTATGAAGGATGTGACCGATAACATGGCTCAAATGAATCGGTTCCAATTTGAAGGAGGTGTTCAAGGTTTAACTAAAATGGCAGCACAAGCGTCGATGTTAAGGTTTGATATGAAAGAAACATTCAAATTGGCCAATGATGTTTTAGACCCTGAAAGAGCAATTGATGTTGCATCGGCATTTCAAAGGTTAGGAGTTTCCGCTGGAAATCTTACCGACCCTTTCCAATTAATGAATCTGTCTATTAACGACCCATCAGGATTACAAAATAGTTTGGCGGACGTGGCAAAACAATTTACTTATTTTGATGATAAAACTAAAACCTTTAAAATTAACCCTCAAGGTGTTTTAACACTTAAAGAGATGGAGAAACAGACAAATGTTAGTGCTACGGAAATGAGTAAAATGGGTCTTGCGGCTGCGGAGTTAGACCAAAGATTGTCGGCAATTAATATGGCGGGTTTAAATGTTAATGAGGAAGATAAACAATATCTTTCAAACATTGCTAAAATGGGTGAAGGTGGTCAGTATGAAGTTAAACTTACAAATGAAAAGGGAGATGAGTATACTAAAAAGTTAAGTGATATTACTCAAACTGAATTAGGAAACTTAATTGAACAACAAAAAACAGGTCCAAAAACTTTAGAAGAAATTGCAAGTAAACAATTAAGTATTGATGAAAGTATTTTATTTAATGTTAAAGGAATGAATGTGGCTCTTTCTCAAGGGTTAACAAGTCCAAAACAAATTAGACAAGGAATTGCTGCAACACAAAGAGTCACTAGTACAGTTCTTGGTGAAACATCTGATAAATTTGGGCAAACAAAAGATTATAGGGATTTAAGTGAAGGTATATTAACTACTTTAGGTAAGGTTGCAATGGATTTTAAAGAAGGTAATAAACCTCTCACCGATATATTTTCTAATGGGTTAAATAGCCTTGGTTCTACTTTAGACGCTTCTCAAAAAAGATTTACTGAGGTACTGAAAGAAGTTGGCGAAAATATTGGAAAAAAATTAACAAATCAAAGCACTGGTGAAGTTATGATAAAAAGTGGTGTTAATAAAGCGGTAGAGGTTCTTGGGGGAAATACAACTTCATCAGTTCCATTAAGTACTACAAGTAATATTAATTCCGGCACATTACAAAACACACAAAATAATTCAGTTGTTCAAACTACTAATTCAAAAATGGATATAGGTGGAAAACTTGAAATTAATGTCAACGCTCCTGCAGGACTTTCAACCGAACAATTAAAACAAGCTTTTGACACGGCATTTAATAGTAATTCGTTTAAAGATTATATTGTTAGAGTGTCATCTCCATCTGATTCTAATAGAGAACCTATTTCAAAAACTTATTCGGCGTAAGTTTTAATATAAAAACTTATCCTTAATCTATTTATAAATAAAAATCATAGATGTCAAATAGTCCATTAGATTTAATTAACTCGGATTCGTTCAGAAAAAAACTTATAACGAGAAATTTAGTACCTTATGCTAAATCTCCAAACAGACCTTCTGTCCAAGTCCCGTATGAATATATTTCATCAGATTTGTCTGTAATTGATAGTCCTGACCAACTTATTGATGTTCCTTCATTCGCCAATCAATTATATCCTTTAAACAGATATGGTAATGAGGGTGGATATGAACAAGTTCCGGACCCAAATAGGTTAACTAATTCAATTTCAAACCAAGGGTTATATGGACCGGGGCAACAAGACGCTCATATTGTTGATGAGGGTTATGACGCGGTTAGATTATGGAGACCTTTAAACGCTTATGCAGACGGATTAAATGTATTTGATTCAGCTGAATCATTCTCAAGTTTAGAAACAGTTAGACCCGACCAAGATAGACAAGGAAATGGACAACCATATCCGGGGTCTATTGTTGTGTCAAGTTATTCTCCGTTATCAATATTACTATCTAATAACCCTACAGGTGATAATGGTTCTATGAGTCAGGATTCATATATTGCTCGTTTAGGTGCTCAAACACTTAGAAGTGAGTTTCAAGAACGAATTGCCGCAAGGATTAGATTAGAAACAATAGGAAGAGCCAACATATTAAATGTGACTAGTGGGACGGACTTAGTTAATATTCTATCAGGACAGGTTCCACTATTAGAACCAAATTATCAAATAACGGTTCCCTCAAATCCAATAAGTGCCGCCGCTGATTTTGCTCTTCGTTTAGGTGGTAGTATTTTACCCGTGAGTTTAATTCCGGGGTCGTATTTTGACCCAAAGATTAATCCGGGACAACCAACTACGATTCAACAAGTTACGAATGCAATTGCCGGAACAACAGTTGGAAACTTTTTTAATCAATTATTAGGTGCGGGACAAACCGGGTCACAAATTTTTTATAATAATACAGGTGCTGGTCAAAAATCTCGTTTGTTTAAAAATATTGATTATAACAAATACAAACCACATTATGATAGAGGTGTGTTTGATAGAGTTGCCGGTGCATTAACCGGAACATTGTCGGACAATAGTAATTTTTATGTTGGGTCAAGGAACTCTGACCCCTCAAGAATATTTTCTCCGGGAGGAGATTTACCGGTTGACCAATTTGGTAAAGAACAACAATCACCTGTATACGGACCTCAAGAGTTGGCTCAACTTTATGAAGGACCAAGTAAGGATATTCGATTAGGGGCTAATGGTCCGACATATTCTAATGGTGGTGGTATTGAAGGTGGATTCACTTGGACATCTCCAAAGTATAAAGATAATGCCGGTAAAAAAGTTGGTTTAGGTGGTGAGGTTACAAATGAGGATGAAGACTTTAAACCTTCGTCATACAACACAACTGAATCGACAAACAGGACTTTTAAAGGAGGTTCTATATTAGATGATACTCAGAGATTAATTAATAGCCAACCTCAAGGAGGGAGAAGACTACAACATGTGGGGAACGCAATTGACCAAGTCAGTAAAGTTTTTCATGATGGATATAAAGAAATAACTAAAGGGTCTCGAGTTTATCGATATATAGGGGCTGTTGGTCAAGAAGTTGGAACTGAGTATTGTCGTATTTTTGCTAAAGATTTACCATATCTTCAATATAATGATTTACAAAAAACAGATGGTATAACAACATCAGGGAGACGATTTTCAGATTCTGTTTTTGATAACACATATAATTTAAACATTGCACCAAACAAACAAGAAGGAGGACAAGACTCAACAAATTTGATTGGTAATATGAATACCGGATATGCCAAAAAATATATGTTTTCATTAGAAAATTTGGCATGGAGAACATCAAGTACGCCAGGTTTTTCAGTTGCAGATTTACCAATATGTGAAAGAGGTCCTAATGGTGGAAGAGTTATGTGGTTTCCACCATATGGTTTAACTTTTACTGAATCAAGTACTGCGAATTGGAATCAAAGTGATTTTCTTGGAAGACCTGAACCAATATATACTTATAAAAATAGTAGTCGTACCGGGTCAATAACGTGGAAAATTGTTGTTGACCATCCATCGGCGTTGAATGTTGTTGTAAATAAAATATTAAGTAATGAAACTAATAAAGTTAGAATTGATAGTATTTTAGAATCATTCTTTGCTGGATGTAGAAAATATGATTTATATGAATTGGCCAAAAAATATTACACTGTTAATCCAAATGATTTGTATCAATTACAGGAGGCAATATCATCAAAAGAAACGACTAAAGAACAAACTGAGTATATAAAGAAAAATATACAAGTACCAAATGAGGTTTCCCAAGAAGGTGGTGGTGGAAATACTAATGTTGATTTCGGCAAATATAACCAATTAGGGTTTTATTTTGGAAACGATTTTCCTAAAAAAGATAAACCAGTCCCTAATTACACTGAAGAATATACGAGATATACTAGCTCGACTAATAGACAATACTATAACAGTAAACCAAATGCTCAAGAAACTAGTGTGTTTTTTGATTCGGTGGTTACACCAAATTATAATTTAGCAAAAGAGTTTGTTAATGATTTGGCAAAACAATTAACTCAATATAAAGAAAGTGATGGGACAATTACAGTAACAATTGACGCAAGTTGTTCAGCCCCTGCTAGTGTGTCATACAATAAAGAATTGGCTCAAAGAAGGGTTGATTCCATTCTTAAATTTTTTAACGAAAGTGCGGTTTTACAACCATTTATAAAAAACCAAAAATTATTATTTAAAGGAACTGTTCTTGGTGAAAATGCTCAAGTATTACAATTTGACCCTGTGAAAAAAGAGTTTAAAATTGGTAAAAACGTAAATTGTACTGATAGTGACCCTAACGCTGTTAATGGTGATACTCAAGTTGGACCTAATGATATTACAACAACAAATGCGATGGCTTGTAGACGAGGATATGTTAAAGCGATATTACCAACAATCAAACAACCAACTACTACACCACCGGCACAATACACAACAGTTGTTGAGGAAAATAAAGTGTTAAAAACGGTTAAAGAAGAAGTTATATCACAAGAATGGAAACCAAGAGACAATATTACTAAACGAGTTTTAAGAGCTTTATTATCGGAGTGTGACTATTTTGAAACAATTAAAGCTGAGACACCTATGGTTTATGATAACCTTAGAGATAAATTAAAATTCTTCCAACCAGCATTTCATTCGACAACACCGGAAGGATTAAACTCTCGTCTAACATTTTTACAACAATGTATGAGACCGGGAGACACAATTCCAACAATTAAAGATATTGCGGGTAAACCAATATTACAATATAATAACGCAACAAATACTTCATTTGGGGCACCACCGGTGTTAGTATTACGTATTGGTGATTTTTATAACACTAAAATTATTCCGGATAATTTAAATTTAACATACGAATCGTTAGATATTAATCCTGAAGGGATTGGTATTCAACCGATGATTGCAAACGTAACTTTAACATTTAAATTTGTTGGAGGAAGTGGATTAAAGGAATCAATTGATAAACTACAAAACGCATTGACATTCAACTATTACGCAAACACTGAAATTTGGGATGATAGGGCAGATGTAACTTCAAATAACGAATTTCTTAAGTCGTTAGATAAAGAATTTTTGGCAATGGCACCTCCACCATCAGCTCCTGCAATTAATCAGGCGGCAGTTGAGAACGGACAAAATAATAATAGTACTATTGGAACAACTATTACTAATGTAATTGGAGAAACTAGTGAAACTGGAACTATTAGTTATTCTGATTTCATGGTTAAATTTGTAAATGAAACACAAACTTATTTTCAAACAGTAGTGAATAAAACAAAAGAAAGTGTTAATCAATATAATAATGCCGTTAAACAACAATGGATGTTAGAGCGTTCTTACACACAAGGTAATTTTGCGGTTAGTACAAATAAATCAGTTTTATTCGGTAAACCAAGTAATGTTGAAAAAAGATTTGACGATATTTTTGGTGAATTAGAATCTAATATTCAGAGTGGTAATGAAGGGTTTATTAAATTTATGTCATTAGCAACTTGTAATTTTTCACCAAAAGTTATTCGTCAATTAAAACAAAATTATAGAAATTTGGTTAAAGATAAAAGGTCCTCATTTCAAAATAGTATTACAAAAATAACTCAAGATATAACCACAATTGAACAAAATTATATTCAAACTATAGGAAGAGCGAACACGATTATATTTGATGGAACTACAACTTATGTGAGTGGTACAGATGGGTATCAAGCAAAATCAGGACCAGTTAGAATTTATGTAACAAGTGGAACAACTAATGTTAGTCCAACATCAAATGGTGCTGCTAATACATTGATTGAACTTGCAAACGACATTAGAAAAATATATGATGGTATTAGTGAGTTTAACGGTCTTATATGGAGTGAAACTGAATTTGTTAACCCTTCTGATGGATTAACATATAAAGGAGTGTTGGTGTTCCAAACAGATGACAAAGGTAAAAGTACAAAAGGTCCCACAGTTGATGATGTGTTCTTTCCTTTTAGTAAAAATACCCAATTTGAAAATAAAATATTTAGAAGAGTTTATATGGCAATCTCAGACGATGTTATTGATACTAAAAAATATGAAACATTTAAAACGGCGATGATTGGTAATATAATTAATAATAGTAGTTTATTAAGTGGTGGGTTTGACGATGTTGAGGCTAAATTTGACAATTATTGGATTACACAAACAAGACCTTTATTTACTAATGAAAATAATATTACTAAGGCGTTTATTGACGATGTTGAAAAAAATAAATTAAAAAATTATATAAAATACACTCCGTTTGATAAAAAAGACAGGGTACTTATATATTCAACAGAGACAAATGGAAGTGATAATGTTAAAAAATCACAAAAAACTATGATATCATCATTGGCGGATACAACAAATAGAAACACGGATAATAATAAATGGAACTCTGAAGATGGAGTTTCGGCAAGTGCATACATATCAAAAGTAAAACTTAATTAATGGCATTTCAATACTGGAACAGATATAGTGATTTTTTAATTAACGGTGAACAAACCGTTGTACCTTATGTGCAATTACCTCAAAAACCGACAGACAAGGCGTTTATTTATAAAGTTGGTAGAAGTAGGTTAGATAAAGTATCTCAAGATTATTACGACTCTCCTTACTTTGGATGGTTAGTTCTTCAAGCTAATCCTCAATATGGGGGTTTAGAGAATACTATACCGGATGGTAGTATATTGATAATTCCTTTTCCTTTACTACCTTCATTACAGGACTATAAGGGGGCGTTAGAAAATCATTTTTATTATTATGGCAGGTAACTTAAGAGCAGACAATAGTGGAGACATATTAGTTGAGTTTGATTACAATAACATTATTGTAGTGGACCCCAACAAAACAATAGACTCCCAAGGGAAAATACAAGAAAGATTAATAGACCATGAAAGTTTAGTAATGTTTGCTAATTTGGAGGCCGAAGTTCTTCCAAGAACTAAACTTGCAGTAGGTGGAAGTCCTGAGGATAGAATTAGAACAATCTCTGTAGCTAAAATGAATTTTTTAAAACCAACTAAAGATAGTTTTTTAGGGGTTGGTTATTATGATGAATTAACAGGTGATAATTCAACCAAATTCAAGGCTGATAATCAGATGAAGGAAAAGACTACCGTCCCTACTGATGGAACTAAACCATATAACACTATTTCTCCCGCTGATTTAACAAATGTTTTTGATAATGGATTACTTGGGATTACATCGATTAATATAACAACTAATTCATCTTTTGTACCTTCAGTTAGTATGAAGTTAGAGGATGTTCAGGGTAAAGCATTGTTCTCGTTGGGTAATAATTCACCTTATGCTGCGTTTTTTAATCTTCCTTACCCACCATTTTATTTAACATTAAAAGGGTATTATGGACAAGCAATTAGATATCAATTAAATTTAGAGAAATTTCACGCAACATTTAACACATTTAGTGGTAACTATCAAGTGGATTTACAATTTAAAGGGTATAAGTTTAATGTGTTGAATGAAATTTCAATGGGTCATTTAATGGCTGTACCACACATGTATGGACAAACTTTTAATATTTCAACAACACCTGGAGGTACTCAGGAGTCTAATAAGGATGCAGAATCCCAATCAAAAGTTCAAGGAGTTGTTTCAAAAAATAATTCGCTGAGTGATACTTCAATTGTGTCACAAATAGTTTCTGAAAAGGGATACCAAAAAATCGTTGAGGTTTATAGTGAATATAAATCAAAAGGATTAATTCCTAATGATTTACCGGAATTAACATTGTTTCAATTGATGACAAAGTTAAGTACCTTTGAGAATAATATTATGGATTCATTCCCTAAAGCTAAAGTTGAACCTCTTACCAACATTAGAAATTATAAAGAAGTTTTAAAACAATATTTTTCTGCCGTTAGAGGTGCTAATATTTCTTGGTTTAACACTTATCTTGACCCAAAACCAATTGTATTAAATAATACAAATGAAAAAGTTTATATTTTTAAAAAATTAACTCAGGGAGAAAAAGAAACTGCGTCTAAATTATTGGAGAGTTATGTCAATAAATTTAACAAAGCTTTATTTGAAAATGCTACGTTAGGAAAAAATGGGACATCACCAATACCAAACCCAATTAAATTTGTTAATCTTATAATCGACCCACCCGCAGATGGTTCAATAAATTGGAAAGAAACAATTAGATTACAAACAGGTAAAGTACTACCAACAGAAGAGGATATCATTACACTTAAAGAACAAATATATCAAACAAAAATACCTGTTCTTGTGGCAACTGAAGTTAATGGAAAACAAACAACAGAGGTTGTGAATTCAAGTTTCTTTATATTTGAAGGCAATGGTAGATTTGACAATCAAATTTCGTTATTAGAAACAGATGCAAATAAAAAATTATCAGAATATGAATCATTAATTTCTGCGGAATTATTAAGAAAAATTGAAGATACTGATACGGGTCTTGGATTTAAACCAACGGTTAGAAATATGATTGCCGTTGTTATGGCTTCGGCTGAGGCGTTTGTCCGATTACTTGATGATGTTCATACAAATGCTTGGAATGTGAAATATGACCCTGTTAGAAAACAAGCAATTATGGATAATCCATCTTCCGCTCAAAGTTCTGAAACAAGACAAAATGTTAAAATATCTACTAGTGCGAAAGAATCTAATCAAGGTTTATCGAATTCAGAAGAACCTGTTTACCCATGGCCGTTATTTTTTGTTGAAACACCTGAAGATAAAAAAGGTAGATTTCAATTAAAATATATTGCCGACCCCACAGTTGTTAATTTAACTCAAGGATATCTTTTTGATAAGTGGCCCGAAGTAGAATTTGTTGAAGAATATATGAAGGGATTAACTCAAAAATTTACAATACCAATTGCTCCACCACCATTAGATAATGAAAGAGATACTAATAGAATCAACATTAATGCAATTGAATTTCCGTCAGCCGGATTACCATATGTTAATAAGGAAGAGGTTAAATTCTTTTATGAAATATGGGAGAGACAATTTTTGACATCACATTATTCCGGATTAATTAGAGCAAATTCTAATCAAATTGATGAATTAATTAAATTAAATGTTGAGGCGGAAGTTAACAACATTGTTAATGGACTTGGTGTGAGTTCACCGTATCTAACATTAAAACTTAAAAATTATAATTTAAAGGCAAATTCGTATCCGCAATTTCTAAGTACTATTTCGAATAATGGGACAGGTCGGGCATATCAAGATTATATTCGTGACTTCTTTGTTACTCCATATATCAAAAATCTTGTTGATAATTCCTATAGTATTTTGTCAACATCTGATATTGGAAAAATACCTCAAGTTAGTACTAAATCGTTAGCACTTGAAACGTTATTAAAAAATGCTTCAAACGAACCATTAGTTGTGGATACATTACCTTACACAGACCCTACGTGGTGTTTGACTAATTTAAGCTCAAGTAAAAAATCTGCGGGTAACGAAGTATATAATACTAAAAAAACTTTAAAAATATTTGAACCAAGAAAAATCATATCAAATTTTAATGATGTGTATGATTTTACGACTAATAGACCGGTTACAAATTTTTCGTTTTACCAAAATCAAAATCCATCATTAGTTGCATCACAATTTAACTCATCAAATCCTTATGGGTTTGTTGATTTTTATAAAGGTCAGGAACCTAAAAATTTTATTGCGACTGAGGGTTATTGTGATTTTACAACTCCGACAAATCAGTTACCATTCAAAACCACAACTTCAATGTTGAATACACCATATTTTGTTAATTCAATACTGAATGGTGTTCAAAACAATAGAACAAGTGACCCATATCCATATATTCAATCCGCTTACCTTTTTTTAAATTCATTACCATTAGCGACTTTAAGAGAACGATATAAGACCAAGACTAATACAATTCCTGATGAATTAGATTATATTTCTTCTTGTTTTAAAAAATTTGGTGCAATACATAAACTACCATATGCTTGGATATTAAAGTATGGGTCTATATGGCATCGTTATAAAAAATACAAAGAAACCAATGTTGATATTTTATTAAGTGCTTGGACCAATTTTGATTATAAAACAAACTATAGTCCTATATTAAGTTCTATTACTCAAACATATCAATTTAATTATAATGAGGCTCCAATCTCAATTACATTACAACAAGAAACAACAACAACTGCAAACATGAATGTAGGTTTCTACCCTAAAGTAATTAATGATTTTAATGTATTTTATAATGGGTTTGAATTATATGAAAACTATACTAATCTTGAGATTGAAAATAGTGTTAAGGGTGGAATGAAATTGTATAATTTCTCAGATTCAAGTATATTTGCAATACAAAACGGTAAAACATTAAATGTCAAAACATTTTCGGTATTACTCAGTAGTGGTAATTATTATCCTGATGTTAATTGTAATCCAATAAGTAATACTAAAGGTACTGATTACTATGTTGTACCTTCATTTGGTAACCCTCTAAACCAATCAAAAATTGCCTGTGTTGATAATCTAACTACCGACCCTATTACTAAGGTTAATTTAACTTCAAACCCAAATGTCTATAACGGTTCTGTTAGAACACTATGGTCGGCTCCAAACTATGGATACTTTGATAATAATCAAATCGCTTACCCACAACCGGATTCTTATATTAATTTAATTAATAATGGTGAAACACAATCTCCTTTATATTTTTTAAATGGTGACAATTACACAAAAATAGAAGAAATATTTGCCGTGTTTGAGAAAAAAATATTAGATTCATTTGAACAAGAATTTTTAAATTTTAGCAAACCAATTACAAATAGTTCAACAATTACTCAAGTTGCTCAATTCGATATATCGGTAGTCAATGTTGAAGACAATTTTAAAAACTTTCAATCATTATTTAGAAACTTAATGACGGTTCCTATTCAGGGAAAAGGGGTTTCAGACCTTGAATATTTTTCTAATACAATTGGGAATCAGTATAATGTATTTCAAGCGGGTATTAAAGATTTTATAAATTACGATGTTTTATTTAGATATGGTAATCCTTCAAATTATAGACGAAGAATTTTTGATTCATATTTGTCGCATAATAATACTCAAAAAGTTGTCGACCCGATTGAGTTTCAACCCTACGTACCAAATACTTTACCAACGAGAAGTAGTTCGTTAAGCCTTAGTCAATCTCAAATATTGAATGCGAGGGCTTGGTTAGCACTTGAAACTGAAGTAGGGTTCTCAACAATTAATAATGTCGTTTACAGTAGTACTGGTTCATATATAACAGACTTTTTTATTGATAATAATATTCAATTTACAGTTGAAAATGTTGTTTTATTGGCTCCAATTATTAAAATGTATGCAACACAAAAGTTAAAAAATCCAAATACTACTGTTTCACAATTCCAATCACAAATTAACCAATACTTGACAAATGAAAGTGTATTACAAGAAAATTTTTTAAATCTTGTTTTAGATGGAGTTAGAAACAAATTACCAAACCAACAACAACTACCCGAAAAAACAATACAAAGTGCCATTGATGGTCAGCAAAGTAAAGTTGAAAACTATGAAGTATTTAAAGCGTTAAATGATAAGTGGATATCCGGTGGTGATTATAAAACTAAAACATTATTTGAAGATATTTTATTTTTAGACAGGGCGTCGAGAAACATTGGTGACACAATTCTACTAGACATTTTTGAAATGAGAAATATGTTTAATAAAGAGTCGATAAACGAGTCAATGAGTGTTTATACTTTTATTAGTGGGTTATTAATTAAAAATAATTTCACGGTAATGAATTTACCATCATATATTAATTTTTATAATGTTCAAGATGTTGATGGTACTACCATTCCAAACAAAGCGGAAGGTTCGTTAGAATTCGCCAATAACCTATGGGGAACATTTTTAAATGTTGATTATCGAAAATCAAGTTCTAAAATGGTTTGTTTCTATGTTGGTAAACCTTCACAATACTTAGATTTACCAAAAGGTAATTTTAGATTTCGAGATGATGCTTTTGATATGAGTAGAGCGTCTGAAAATCCTTTGATTGAAAATCAAGTGGGTAAAAAAGATTGGGGGGTTTCAAATAAATGTGTTGGGTTTACTGTTGATATTGGTATTAGAAATCAAAATGTTTTTTATTCATTTAATGTCTCTCAAGATAATGGGACCGCGACTTCAGAATCAATTGCCACACAATTAAACATGGTTGACCAAGCTTCGGGTAAGAATGTTGCAACTCAAAGTGCTAGTTTGTATAATTTATATAAACAAAGAAGTTATAAATGTACAGTTATTTGTTTAGGTAACGCATTATTACAACCAACAATGTATTTTAATTTAAGACACGTCCCAATGTTTAATGGTCCATACATGATACAACAAGTTGAACATGTAATTCAACCGGGACAGTTTCAAACAAGTTTTCAAGGAATTAGACAAGGTGTATATGATTTACCTGCAATTGATAATTTTATTCAAAGTATTAACCAAAATTTATTAACAAAAGTTGAAGGACTTCTTAAGATTAAAAAAGACACAATTAATGTTTTAAGTGCTTCTACTGAAAGTAATAAATCAAATAACATAGTACAATCCGCAAATAATACTAAAGGGACAACTAATGAGTGTGAAAATAAATTATTAAAAATTTACCTTGATAAAAAATATCAGTCAACTAATGCCGTGCTTACTGGAATGACACCAACAGAGTTCTCTGTTATTTTGAAAAGGATTATGCCAAATAATCCTCAATTGGCGACAATTATTTATTGTATTTCATACATTAGAACATTTCAAAAGGATAGTAATAGCAAATTAGGTAAGTTTAATGGTTGGAATAATAATTTCGCAACTGCGCCTTTAAATGTTGATTACGGACAAATTGATGGGACTTTTTTAAGTACCTATTCTTGTGTTAGTCTTAACCCAACTCCATCAACAAAATCGACATTACCTATTGCTAATTTTGCAACAATTGATAATTTTATCTCTTTTATGTCGGCAAGACTACGAGAAAGAGTTCAACAAATATTAGACCTTGGTCTTGTTAAATATTATGTTTGTTATTGGCCGGTTAAAAGTGAAACTGTTTCTGAATCTTATTATGATACCCATATTAAAGATTATGAAACAGTAAAAGAAACTTTTGACAACGCTTTAACTTCGGCACTTAGTGTTGGTATTACAACGAAGGATATAGTTGAAGATTTGAAAAATACAATAACTAATGTTGAGAGTCAAGGTTCAAGTAATGGGGTTCCTACAACTACTGCAGTGGCCTCACAATTATCTTGTCCTCCACCAATAATTACATCATTCTCACCACTATCAGGTAATACCGGAACAATAGTTCAAGTTAATGGTACGGATTTTAATGGAACAAGTTCAATTAAAGTGAATGGGGTTAATGTACCGTCAACAGAGTTTACAGTATTTAATGGAACTACCTTAAGATTTAATACTCCGATAGTTGGTACAGGTAATGTAGTTAATAAAGGTAAAATTATTATTACAACACCTAATGGGGTATTTACAAGTGTTGGTGATTATACATTTGACCCATCAATTGTTGCTTCTCAGGCATCATCTCCGGGTGGTTATCAAAACCCTCAGAATCAAACTCCTAATTCACCGCAATCGGAAACTCCAAATATTAATCCTCAAACTGTGGGTAATATTACTATGATAGGAACTGAAGTTCAATTAAATGACAGTAAAACTCAATCATTAAATGTTAAAATAAATCCACAGGAAATTGGATGGATATTATCTCCTAACGCTGATATGAGTTATACTGTTTACGAATTGGAAGAAGTAAATAATGTTGTTAGTAGAAAATATATATCAAAAAGTAAAATAGGTGTTGGTGGGCAAGTAATAAACGGGGAATTTAATGTTACCTTAAATGATGTTGAAAGTTATTTTATTAATAATATTCCAAAAATTGAAGGTAAAACACAAATAGATATTGTTTTTATTCTTAAAGCATATAGAGGACAAGAACAACCTGTTATCCAGCAATTTCCATTTAAGGTTTGGTATACTTTACCTAATCAATCTCAAGTACCTGTGAATAACATTCCATCAAATCAAACATTACCAACATTCCCACAGAAAAAGATATCATTAATTAGACTTCCCGATTCTCCAAATTTACAAGGGGATGGGTTTAGTTATTATAATATTAAAAAACCTGCGGGCGGTTATGTCACATATGATATTACTATTGACAATACTGAATTTAACGAACAAAATGTTAGTAATCGTAAAATTTTAGATGCTAATACATATGAAGTAGTTAATTATAGTGGAATTGGAGGAATATCAACAAATTATACTAATGAAATAACAATCAACAAATTAGGGTCATTTAGATTACAAGTTGAATATAGACCATACGGATTTACCAACCCAATTGGGGGTGAAGTATTAGTACAAACAATACTAAGTGATGTTTTCACTTTATAACATAACGATATATTTATAATAAAAACAATTTTATGAACATAAAATCAGCATTAGACAACTATCTTGGAAAATCAACAAGATTTTCACAAGAAGACAACGGAGACGGGACACAACAAGTTTGTGATTTAGACACAGGTAGCTGTTACACAGTAAGAGAAAGAGATGGACTTATTGAAAGAGCGGGACATCAAACAACAATTAACAGAAAAGTTAGAGTTGAGACTGCGAGTGGAATTAAACAATTATTAAACGGATAATTAAAAATGAGTTTAGATAGAAAATTAATACAAGAAATTACAAGGTATCATAATATTAATAATTATATTATGGAACAGACTGCGGTTGAACCTGAAACTCCTATCGAGGATGAATTAGGAGCTTTAACACCACCACCGGCACCACCGGGAGAAGAAATTACACCGGCTCCGGCACCATCTGAAGCGGTTCCACCACCAGCACCTGGTGGTATACCACAAGCAATTGATGTTGCAAGTGACCCCGATGTGGAAAAAATTGATGATGAGGGTAGTTCTGAAGAATCAACAGATGATAGTGGAAGTGAAGAACTTGAAATTACTGATTTAGTTAATTCTCAAAAAAATATTGAAACCAAACAAGATGAATATTTTGAAAACTTATTCAGTCAACTCTCTAACTTAGAGGCCAAATTAGGGGAGATGGATAATGTAATGAACAAACTAAACTCACTTGAAACTAAAATTGAAAAATATCGAGAAAAAACACCTCAAGAGAAATTAGAATTGAGAAGTTACGATTCATACCCCTTCAATCAAAAATTATCTCAATTTTTTGATGACAAACAAGATGAGATGGAAATGACCGGAAAAAATGAATATGTCTTAACTTCCGACGAAGTTGAAGATATTAACTCAAGTGATATTAAAAATTCTTTCCAACCTGGCTCTCAACGAGATGAATATAAACCCTCATTCAAACGATAATAAAAAACTTCAAAGGTGTCTCAATAGACACCTTTTTTAATTTGACTTTTCCCGATTTATCACTTATGTTTATCTAACAATTTAACAATTTAATTATTTAACACATGAGTTCATTAGACGCCGTATTGGCACAGTACGAAAATTCAAAACAATCAGGGGGCGGGGCCCAAGGAAAAATGTCGCAAGACGAAAGAATGAAAAAATATTTTGCACTTATCTTATCGGATAAAGAGCAATCTGGACAAAGAAGAGTTAGAATCCTACCTACAAGTGATGGTTCATCACCATTTAAGGAAGCTTGGTATCATGAGATACAAGTTGGAGGACAATGGCAAAAATTCTACGACCCGGGAAAAAATGATAACGAGCGTTCACCTTTAAATGAGGTTTACGAAGAGTTAATCTCAACCGGAAAAGAATCCGACAAACAATTAGCTGCTCAGTATCGTTCTCGTAAATTCTATATCGTAAAAGTTATCGATAGAGATAATGAGGACCACGGAGTTAAATTTTGGAGATTCAAACATAACTACAAAAATGATGGTATCTTAGATAAAATCATTCCAATTTGGAGAAATAAAGGTGATATTACCCTCCCTAAAGAGGGTAGAGATTTAATCATTGAATTAACAAAGGCTAAAACTCCAAAAGGAAAAGAATACACGAGTGTTTCTACAATCATGTATGAAGATAAAGGTCCTGTACATACGGACCAAGCACAATTAGATGCTTGGATTAATGATGAATTAACTTGGTTAGACGTTTACTCTAAAAAACCTGTTGAATACCTTGAAGCGATTGCTCGCGGGGAAACTCCAAGATGGGATTCAGATAAAGGTGGATATTCTTACGAAAGTGATTCAGTTGGTACAGAGTCTTTCGGAGGGGCTAAATCAAATGAAACTCCTATTGACCCACAAATGAATGATTTACCTGATGAAGAGCTTCCATTCTAAAATAAAATAATAAAACTTGGACAGTAAGACATACTTATTGTCCAAGTATTAATAATATTATTATATGACATTTAAAGAAGAAATTGATTTACAATTGAGGGACAATAAAATGTTGTCTTATGAAATTTTAAGTCAACTAAAAGATAAAACTTACTTTTCAGGTAGGAGTAAACAAATTGGTGATAGCGTTTTATTTGGGATGTTAGACGAGGAGACCAATGAAGAGGGTGTAATTAGTAGTCGGATAATTACTTTTCATGAAGAAGAGATTGATGTACTATATGAAGAGGACCCTTCAAAATACAATAGAAATAAAACAAACAAATTACCACACATTAAAAAAATAGAAAATGGCGATTAAGAAAAACGATTTTAAATCAATTAAAGATAAATTCTCTGTATCGGCAAAATATAAACCACAAAGATTTTTTGACTTAGGTCCGGACTTCTTGGATGCGGTTGGTTTACCGGGGCCTGCTATTGGACATATTAATATGTTTTTAGGACACTCTGATACGGGCAAAACAACTGCGCTTGTGAAAACTGCTGTTGATGCTCAAAAGAAAGGTATTCTTCCCGTGTTTATTATAACAGAACAGAAATGGTCGTTCGAACACGCTAAGTTAATGGGGTTTGATTGTGAAGAGGTGGTTGATGAACAGACAGGAGAGTTAGATTGGGATGGTTTTTATATATTCAATAATAATTTTAATTATATTGAACAAATCACGGACTATATCAATAATTTATTGGACGAACAAGAGAAAGGTAATTTAGATTACAGTTTATGTTTTATGTGGGATTCAGTTGGTTCTGTACCTTGTAAAATGACTTATGAAGGTAAGGGTGGTAAGCAACATAATGCGTCCGCACTAGCTGATAAAATTGGTATGGGTATTAATCAGAGAATTTCAGGGTCTCGTAAATCAGACTCTAAATATGAAAATACTTTAATCATTGTAAACCAACCATGGGTGGAGTTACCGGATAATCCTTTCGGTCAACCTAAAATTAAGGCTAAAGGTGGAGAGGCGATTTGGTTAAACTCATCATTAGTTTATTTGTTTGGAAATCAAAAAGGTGCGGGTACTACTAAAATAACCGCGACTAAAGATAAACGAACAATTAAATTTGCATCAAGGACTAAAGTATCTGTCATGAAAAATCACATTAATGGACTTGGATATGACGATGGAAAGATTATCGTTACACCTCACGGATTCATTGCAGGTAAAGACAGTGCGGAGGAAAAAACAAATATTGAAAAATATAAAAAAGAATATGCAGAATATTGGAAAGATATCATCGGAACTGACGGTGACTTTGACCTAAAAGAAGAAAAAGAAGATTAGATATTATTCACCTTTAAATCACCAATGTGATTAAAACATTATTAATTGACGGGTCCAACTTAATGAAGATTGGATTCCACGGAGTAAAAGACCTCTACAGTGACGGAAGTCACTTAGGGGCAATTTACCACTTTATCAATACCATTCGAAAATTCCTTGAAGAACATAACTATGATAAGGTAGTTGTATTTTGGGATGCCGAACATAGTTCATCCACCCGGAAAGAACTTTATCCACAATACAAAGGAAATAGAAAACAAGATATGAATGAGTATAAACTTGAATCATATCTAACTCAAAACGCTCGTATTAAAGAATATCTTGAAGAAGTATTTGTTAGACAAGTTGAGATGAGTTATAATGAGGCCGATGATTTAATTGCTCATTATTGTCAAATGTCGATTGATGAAGAGATTACCATTTTTTCATCAGATAAAGACCTTACACAACTTATCTCGGATAAAGTATCCGTTTACTCACCAAACTTAAAACAGTACTTTAAACAGGGTGATATGATTACCATCAATAAAGTTCAAATCCCACACTATAATGTCTTAACTTGTAAGATTCTTACAGGAGATAATTCTGATAATATTAATGGTATTGAAGGTTTAGGTGAAAAAACTTTAGTTAAATTATTCCCTGATATGCTGGTTAAACCATGCACTATGGACGAAATACGAGTTAATGCCGGGATTCTCACGCAAGTAAAAAAATCAAAAGTATTAGAAAATATTTTGATTGGTAAAACAAAAAATGGTATACTTGGTGAAGAGTTTTACTTAACAAACAAAAAAATAGTCGATTTATCTAACCCTTTAATTACAGAAAATGCAAAAGAATTAGTAAACCAAATTATTACCGATACGATTGACCCCACCGATAGGGGATATAAAAATCTAATGAGACTTATGATGGAAGATGGTCTCTTTAAATATCTTCCAAAAAATGATGAGGCTTGGGTTAATTTCCTAAGACCATTTATGAAATTAACGAGAAAAGAAAAAAGAAACACAAACAAAAACTAAAATTATGAGAGAACAAGAAAGTACTAAGATGGAATTCTTATTGTCATTAAACGATAATATCGTAGTTCAAAGATTCTTCAATGTAAGAGGGTATAACTCAAAGGCGAAGAATTCGATTGAATTATATGAGTTCATTGCGGAATTCAAAGAAGAAATGCAAGAATACTTGAAAATGAAAACATTGGCATATATGATGGATAACCAAGATTCAATTATGCATGACCCCACAATTATGGACACATCGTTCACTGATGGACCTGAAGTATTTAACATTTATATTAAATTAGGAGAACAGACAATTTGTCATAGAATTTTTGATGGAAAATTTTATCCACCAAAAGTTCGTTATACTGTCGATGTAAGACCTTTCTTGAAGGAAACTCTTCGAGGATTAACTGACATTTTTTCAGACAAAAAATTAAGTTACAATTATTTGGAACTTGACTTGGCTAAGTAAGTATTTAATAATACAAGGATAACTTTAAAACAATTTATGAATAAAAATTTCGATTACTTAGGCAACACATTTCAAATACAATTACTAAATCAGATAATAGTGGATAAAGATTTTTCATCATCTATAATGGATGTTATAGAGTCTGTATATTTTGATAACAAGTATTTTAAAATCATTTTACAGATGACAAAAGAATATTATAAAAAATATGAATCTACTCCAAATTTTGATACATTAGGACAAATAGTTAGGTCCGAAATCTCACAAGAAATGGTCGCTAAGATTGTTTTAGACACAATTAAACAAATTCAGGACGCTCCAATTGAAGGAACAATGTTTGTTCAGGAAAAGGCTTTGAAGTTTTGTAAACAACAAGAACTTCAAAAGGCAATGGACAAAGCTCAGAAAATTATTACTCAGGGGGACTTTGAATCATATGACAAAGTTGAAGGATTAATGAGGGATGCATTACAAGTTGGTGAAATTGATAAAGGTCAAACAGACATATTTGAAAACTTGGATACTGTTTTAGACGAAGACTATCGTCATCCAATACCAATGGGGATTCCGGGGATTGATAAACTATTAAAAGGTGGTTTAGCTAAAGGGGAGATTGGTGTAATACTTGCTCCAACCGGTGTTGGAAAAACCACTATTCTTTCTAAAATTGCGAACACCGCATTTAATTTAGGGTACAATGTTTTACAAATATTCTTTGAAGACAACCCAAAAATTATTCAAAGAAAACACTTTACGATGTGGACAGGTATTGAACCTGATAATTTAGTTTTACACAAAGAAGATGTAATGTCTAAAATCACAGAGATTAAAGAAACAATGCAAAATCGATTGATATTGAAAAAAATGGCATCAGATACGATGACAATGAATCAAATCAAAGGTCAAGTTAGAAAAATGATTGCGGACGGAATTAAAATTGATTTGGTATTAGTTGATTACATTGATTGTATCTTACCGGAATCAAGTAGTAGAGATGAATGGAAGGCTGAAGGTTCGGTAATGAGAGGATTTGAGGCGATGTGTCATGAACTTGATTTAGTTGGATGGACGGCAACACAAGGTAATAGGTCTTCAATATCTGCTGAAGTAGTGACAACTGACCAGATGGGTGGGTCAATTAAAAAGGCTCAGGTTGGGCATGTCATTATTTCCGTGGCAAAAACATTAACACAAAAAGAAATGAATTTGGCAACTATCGCTATTACAAAATCTCGTCTTGGAAAAGATGGGGTTGTCTTTGAAAATTGTAAATTCAATAATGAATTACTTGAAATTGATACTGAGAGTTCAGTTACGTTTTTAGGGTTTGAAGAACAACAAGAAGACCGAAAAAGAGATAGAGTTAAAGAATTATTAGAGAAGAGAAAACAAAGAGAACAACAACAAAATAATTAAAAAAAAAAATGAAAGAAAAAATTTTAGAACCAAACAATGACAGATTTGTCATTTTCCCGATTGAACATAATGACATATGGGAATTTTATAAACAACATCAAGCCGCGTTTTGGACAGCCGAGGAAGTTGATTTATCCAACGATATTAGAGATTGGGAGAACCTATCAGATAATGAAAGGTATTTTCTTAAAAATATATTAGCATTCTTTGCTGCGTCTGATGGTATTGTAAATGAAAATCTGGCGGAGAACTTCCTTAAAGAAGTTCAATATGCTGAAGCTAAATTCTTTTATGGATTCCAAATCATGATGGAGAACATTCACTCATTAATGTACTCATTACTTATTGATACTTATGTATCTGATGATAAAGAAAAAGATGAATGTTTCCATGCGATTGATAGATTACCTGCGGTTCAAAAGAAGGCTAAATGGGC